TTTCGGATTAAATCGCTGCCCCTTGCGTCCGCGCCACCGATAGCCCCTGCGTGCGGGGCGTCCGAACCTGCGTCGTTTAAATCGCGGCATATCAAAAGATACGGCGCTATCTCTCCTCCGTTTTAGGCTCATTTTAAATTTTGGGGGGGTGGCGCTCGGGGGGGGGACCGGTATTTATACCAGTGATTAAATTTTGATGGGCTCGGAAGGGCTCGGCTATAAAAGGCGGGCAGTGAGCCCCGGGGGGGGTAATACTATGCTTCGCGCGCGCGCTACGCTCCCCCCCGGGCTCACCCATGTCCCACTCGCTATGGCAGACCCAGTGGGACCAGGACCAGGAGAACAGGCCGCCGTGGCCGCTGTTCCCGGGCGAAGACAACGACAGCGAAGCAGAGGATGGACTCTCACCCTTAACAATCACACCGACCAGGAGACGACCACTCTCCTCGATCAATGCACCGTTTCCGGCGCTAGCTTCATTATACAGGAGGAACGAGGAGACAACGGGACACCCCATCTACAGGGGTTTGTTCACTTCCGACATCAGACGGCCTTCTCTACCTTACGGCAATGGAATCATAGAATTCATTGGGAACGTGCTGTGTCGATTACCGCGAGCGTCAGATACTGTTCGGACCCTGCAAAGCGTGCAGGGAGGATCTGGGCCTCTGGCTACACGTACCAGGATAGAGATCTACGTCTCATCCAAGAAGACGACATGCATGAGTGGCAATCTACACTGCTTGAAGACGTGCGAGGGATCCCTGACATGAGGACCATACTATGGTACGCCGACTTACTCGGAGGAGGAGGAAAGACCGCCTTCTGCAGGTGGGCAGTACACAACCTCCCTCACACGCTCTTCGTATCATCAGGAACGGCCAAGGACATCACGTACCAAGTCGTGAAGAGCACTTGGGACCCTAAGTTAGTCATTTTCAATCTCCCACGCAGTTCCGAAGGTGCTATGTCTTACGCGGCTATTGAGAGCCTAAAAGACGGTCTATTATTTAGTGGTAAATACGAAGGGGGCTGCAAATTATTTCCACCCCCACACGTTGTAGTCTTCGCAAATTTCTTCCCAGACCAAGCAAAACTATCCGCTGACCGCTGGAACATTAAAGAGATACTCCACAATCCAATACGTACTAGGGACCACCAATAAATAAAAAACATTGACGGGCCCGTACCGGGCCCGCTAAGCTGCAAACTCTATAGTATGGGCCGCTTCGCCCAACCGGCGGTGCATCTCAAATAAGGGTTCTTTACACAACCCTTTTATTATTACTAACTAAGTGGTGCCAATAGCATCCGCAGAGAAACTAAGACTCCAACTATTTATACATGTGATACTAGCACTGCTCAAATTCAAATCCAACGGAACAACAACAACGCCCCACCACAATTGATTTCCGGCCGGTTCCGCCGGCTGACTCGACGGAACAGGTAGCTCCCCCCTGAACACAGCTTGATCGATCTTCTGAGGCTTGAACCTATGCGTAATTTCGAACACCTCTCCCACAGGAATCATAGCTTCTTTCATGTACAATATCTTGCCGAACTTAGTAGAAAACTCAGGATACAGCGAAGGATCCCATTCAACTTGACGATTAGTATTATTCATGGCGTAAACATCAATATCAGGATTTTTATTAGCCCAAATGGCGTAAACTTTAACTCGTAGTATAACATTTTCAGGATAGGCCCCGACCGTCAAACGAGCAATTCCACCACGTAGCGTGATATCTCCCCTGAACAGGGGCACAGGAACACCAATATCAGGATTCTCGACACCGTTTTCCCAGAAAGCAAGACCATTAGAATGATAAGGCTGAAATACACCACTCCCGAGAGTCTGTAACGCAGGGAACAAATATACAGCCGAGGAGTTAGGCGTTCCCACAGCAGGTCCAGTAAGGGGTTGTAACCCGCTCCCCAAAGAACGGTAGTGCTGGGCGTTCAAAGTATCACGCCACAATATACCGCGCCACCGACGGCGCCCGATACGCTTCGCCCTGTAAGGGGTAGAGTGGGGACGGCCCCATCTTGTAGTAGAGGCGTAACCTTGCTGACGTAATTTCGGATTAAATCGCTGCCCCTTGCGTCCGCGCCACCGATAGCCCCTGCGTGCGGGGCGTCCGAACCTGCGTCGTTTAAATCGCGGCATATCAAAAGATACGGCGCTATCTCTCCTCCGT